TAGGGTCGAGTTCGACAACGGCTCCGTCTTCGCGATCATCGCGCCTCGAGGGGACGACATCCGCTCCGACGCTTGGGACCTCATCATCGTGGACGAGTCCGGGGAGGCCGAGGTTGACAAGAGTGACGACCTCATCTCGGCCGCTATGCCCACGATGGACACTCGTCCCGGCTCACAGTTCATCGCAGCCGGGACGGCCGGGAAGTTTCGGAAGGGGAACCTCTTGTGGGACCAGCTCGAGGACGGCCGAGCCGGACTCGGAGGGATTCTCGAGTACTCCGCTCCGGACCATCTCACGGCCGACGACGTGGACGATTGGGAGCTCGTCCGGCCGATCCTCGAGGAATGCCATCCGGGCATCCTCTCCGGCCTCACGACGCTCGAGGTCCTCGAGTCGCGCTACCGGAAGATGAAGCGGTCCCTCTTCCTCGGGGAGTACATGAGCATCTTCGGAGACTCCGGGGGAGGGTCGTCCATCATCTCCCCGGCCAAGTGGACGGCCGGAGAGATACCCTTCGTGATGAGCTACCCGGACCCTCCGAGCCGCTTCGGCCTCGCCATCTCCATCACTCCGGCGCTCTCCCACGGCTCCGTCGTCGCCGCGTGGAGGGAGCAAGATGGGACCGCTCGGCTGCTGCTGCTCGAGCATCGGGAGGGTATCCGATGGATGGCCGAGCGGACGGCCGAGCTCGCCCGGAAGTACAAGGTCCCCATCACTCACGACAACTTCGGCTCCGTCATGGTCGTGGTCGAAGAGCTCCAACGGATCAACCCTCGGCCGAGGTTGGACCCGCAGACAACACGAGGGACGACAACCGCAGCCGGAGCGCTCGTGGAAGGGATCGACTCCGGCCGTGTCATGCACTACGGCCAAGAGGCGCTCACCGAGGCCGCGATGGCTGCTCGGAAGAGGACCATCGGTCCGAAGGCGTGGGCCTTCGGACGCCGTGAGATAGACGACGACATCTCCGCCATTGAAGCGGCCTCGCTCGCGCTCCGAGCCTTCGATGAGCTCCCCGTGAAGGGACGAGTCTCCATCCTCCGACCCTCGGCCGCGTGAGCTCGGACGCTAGCGTCCAACGCGCTAGCATCCTTCCTAGGTCGTTCCGATCCTCTCCTACCGGGGAGGGGACGGAGCGAGCCTCGAAGGGAACACATCACAATGGCAACTCAAACGATTCTCGTGGACGACATCGACGGCTCGACTCTCGACGTGAAGACGGTCCGGCTCCGCTTCGATGGGACCGACTACGAGCTCGAGCTCTCGGCCTCGAACCGAGCCGAGCTCAAGAGCGCGCTCCGGCCGTACCTCTCCGCTGCTCGGACGAAGGGGAGCTCGAGCTCGTCCTCGAAGCGGACACGGAGCGGAGCGAAGCGTCGGAGAGGCCTCGCGGAATGGGCCTCGGCCAACGGCTACGAGTACAGGACCGGCCGTGTCGCGGACGAGCTCGCAGCGGCCTACGATGCCGCACACGAGGCCGACGCCGCCTAGAGCAACAACCCCCCACGGAGGCCGGGGAGTGAGCATTGTGCTCACTCCCCGGCCTCTTTCGAGCTCGCCGGCCTTGGCACAATGCTCACTCCCGGAGGCCGAGCTCTTGTCGATGTCCCCCAAACGGGGGACTTGACGAGCTCTATCCCTAGGGGAGTAGTCTCGGCCACGAGCACACCTAGACCACGTCGCTCACCCTCGTCCCAATCGAACGTCGGGAGCCGTCATGGCCGGTCTAGGTGGAGCGCTCACGACGCTCTCGTGGCTCCAGACTCGAGCCGTTCCGGGACCCGATCCGGGACGGCTCTCTTCGTACCGGAAGAACCCTCTCCGGATGCCGAGTCCGTGGCAGAGCGACAACGGGACGCTCGAGCGTCTCGCATGGTCGGACATCTTCGGAGCCTCCCTCCCGATGATTACCCGCGACCAAGCCATGACCATCCCCGGAGTCGCTCGAGGCCGAGGCATCCTCTTGAGCCTCATCGCAGACAAGCCGCTCATCGCCTACAACTCGAGCTCGAGACTCGACCCGCAGCACCGATGGCTCTACAGAGCTCCCGGATGGCAGGGTCCATGGCAGAGGATGGCTCGGACGCTGGACGACCACATCTTCAACGGAGTGAGCGTGTGGGAGGTCCGGAGGGGAGTCGCCTCGGCCGGACTCAAGCCGATCCTCGAGGCGTGGCACATCCCCTTCGATGACTGGGAGGTAGACGACCTCGGTCGGGTGTGTCTGCTGGACGAGGACGGACGCTTCGTCCCGGCCGACGAGGACGAGGTCCTCGTCCTCCCCGGAGCCTCCGAGGGGTTGCTCGCCTACGCATCCCGGACGCTGCTCGGAGCCGTGGACCTCGAGCGCTCGTGGGCGAAGCGAGCGAGCTCGGCTATCCCGATGATTGACCTTCACGAGACGGTCCAATCGGGACTCGACCCGGACGAGGCTCAGGAGGTCGTGGACGCTTGGGCCGCTGCTCGAGCGTCCGACAACGGAGGCATCGCCTACACCCCCTACTCCATCGAAGCTCGAGCTCTCGGCCAGTACTCCCCCGACATGTTCATCGAAGCTCGCAACAGTGCGCGACTCGACATCGCAGCCTTCCTACAGATACCCGGCTCTCTGCTGGACGCTTCGACCGCGACCGCCTCGCTCACCTACGTCACGCAAGAGGGACAAGCCTCGAGCCTCGACACGCTCACGGTCCCGTATTGGGCGCGGCCGCTCGAGGACCGGCTCTCTCAGGACGACGTGGTCCCCATCGGACAGAGCGTCCGCTTCGACTGGACCTCGGCCTACATGGAGCCTCCCGGTCCCATCGTGACCTCCCCGGCCGGACACCCGGTCCTCGTGGACGCCGCATCCGAGGTCGCGGCCGACCTCATCGACCCTTCATCGAACGGAGCTCCATCGTGACTACCCTCCCGGCCTATGGCCTCTTCGCCGTGGACGCCGAAGCTCGGACCGTCCGAGGCATTCTCCTACCGTGGGGACAGCGCTCGAGGACGAGCATCTCGAAGACGAAGCCGATCACGTTCCCTCGAGGCTCCGTGACCATCCCCCGCGACCCGGCCGTGGTCGGCCTCAACCGGATGCACGACCGGTTCGATTGGGTCGGCCGAGCTCTCAAGCTCGAGGACGAGCCGGAGGGCATCGTGGCAACCTTCCGCATCGCAGACACGGACGCCGGGGACGAGTGGCTCGAGGATCACGGGGAGCTCGTGAAGCTCTCCCCGGAGGTCCGGAACATCGTCCGTAACCCCGACGACACGGGGACGGCCGAGCTCACGTCGGCCGCTCTCGTGGACGAGGGAGCCTTCGCGGACGCTGCTCTGTTCGCCGTGGACCGGGAGCTCGGGGACGACGATGTCCCTCACGACCCCGGTCCCCGGCCGGACGATGGCCGAGGCATCGTCCCGCCATACATCACCGACGAGCTCGAGGACGAAGACGAGCTCGAGGACGAAGACGACGACTCGGGAGCCGAGTCGGAAGATGAGCCGGACGAAGAGCCGGACGATACAGAGGAGGACACCGTGGCCGAGGCCGTGGCAGATTCAACCATGCTCGGAGCTCGTGGTCGTCGGACCTCCGCTCCGTCCGCTCCGGCGCTCACACGCGCCGGATTCTTCGCAGCGCTCCGGAGCGCTCGGACGACCGGGGACCGGAGCGCTCTCGCTCCGTATCTCGCGACCGCTGTCCAGGGAAACGGGGAGGGACTCTTCGCTCTGTCGAACGTGAAGTTCGACGGGACCGGAGGCCTCATCACGGACTCCGGACATCCGGCCGCGTGGCTCGGGCAGCTCTGGCAGGGGAAGAGGTTCACCCGGAAGATTGTCCCGCTGCTCACGTCCGGGGACCTCACGTCGATGACCGCGACCGGTTGGGTGTGGGGAGTCCGTCCCGCGATGGCCGCGTGGGCCGGTAACAAGACGGCCGTCCCCTCGAACGCTCCGACCGTCTCTCCGAAGACGTTCCCCGCGACCCGGTTCGCCGGAGGCCACGACCTCGCTCGCGAGTACTACGACTTCAACGTCACCGATGTCATCGACTCGTATTGGGACGCAATGGTGGACTCCTATGCGATGCTCTCCGACGCCTACGCGCTCCAACAGGTCGGAGCCGGAGCAACCCCCTACACGCCGGACCCGGCCAACACCGTGAACAAGGGATTGCTCGACATCGTGGACGGAGCTCTCGCCGTCGTCGCAGCCGGAGGGACGCCGTCGTGGGCCATCGTCGCATCGAACGTCTTCAAGAGCATCCTCGCGACCCCTCACGAGGACGCGCTCGACTACTTCGCCGCGACGGTCGGCCTCGAGGATGGGACCATCGGGGGAGGCGCGTCCTTCGCGATCATCCCCGACTCCCGGCTCACGGCCGGACAGATCATCGTGGGCGACAAGGGAGGCGCGACCGCGTGGGAGCTCCCCGGAGTCCCGATCCGAGTCTCCGCTCCCGACCTCGTCCTCGGAGGCATCGACAACGCCGCCTTCGGCTACATCGGAGTCGGAGTCACCAACCCCGCCGTCGTCGTGAAGAACACCGGAGTTGTCGGGACGACGGAAGGCCTCTTCGTGGACGGCTTCGAGGACGACCTCGTCGTGGCAGCCGAGAAGAGCCGGAAGTAAGCCGAGGCTCCCCTAGAGCTCCCCCGGCTCCGTCCTCCCGGTCTAGCGGACGGAGTCGGGGGACACACACTCCCCCGACACGCACACATCATCGACCCTCACGAGAGGCTCCGTCAATGGCGCTCTATCCCGACCCGGACTTCACCTTCGGACCGTGGACGCTGGACGACGCCGTCGTGGGTCCGGCCGTCGTCGGCTACCTCGAGGACGGAGAACCGGCCGACCTCTCCGAGACGGTCCCCT